AGTTGTCGTTGATTCTCTGCTTGACACTCTAGAAAAAGAAGGTTTCGTTGCAACGGTATTTGACAAGGATGGTGACAAAGAACTTGTTCCCATTTCAGAGTTGATTGCAAAAGCACTAAAAGAAACCAAAAAAACTACTTGACAAAAGACTTGTTGCTTGGTATAATAGGTTATAACTGAGAAAAGAGACGATTATGAAAAAACTACTTATTGGTGCCGCAATTGCTGCTATGATGATGACCCCTGTGGCTGCGAAAGCAGGTAATGATTGGGTTGGTCCTGCTATTGCTGGTACGATATTTGGTGTAATAATTGGTAGCCATCATGGACACCATAATAACAATACGACAGTTATTGTAAGAGAACCCCGCCATCATTACAGACCGCCTCGCCGCCACAGGCGGCATGTGTGGGTTGAGGTTTGTAAGACTTGGCCGCACACAGTGCGGGATCACTACGGTGATTACTACACTGAAATGATCTATGATTGCCGGATGGTTAAGAAAGCTCGTTGGTAATCCAAAAACTACTTGACAAATCTTAGAAAATAGGTTATAGTTATATAATGAGCGGTATGCATTTATTGCCTGTGTATTATTCGACCACGAATACACGCAAGCGCAAACAGAAGAAGAAGTCCAAGTCTGCCCTAGAGGCAGATCGTAAGCACACAAAGTTTCTCAAGAAGATGGGATATAAAGGGCCTGTAGTTCAGCGGTCAGAACCCGCCGCTCATAACGGCGTTGTCGTAGGTTCGAATCCTGCCGGGCCCACCAAACGGAGCGTAGCGCAGCCTGGTAGCGCATCTGCTTTGGGAGCAGAGGGTCGCAAGTTCGAATCTTGCCGCTCCGACCAATTTTATAATAGCAGCAGTGCTAAGAAAGACGAGAAGGTCTATAGTGGTGAACGTAAGCTACTTGGCATTGCAACGATGCACAAGAGTAACATGGTGCCGGTGTTTTCTACCGAAGATGCTGAAGAACTAGCAAAGATGAGGAGATAACAATGACTGATAATGTAGAAGAAAAAGATTACATCGTTGTAACTTGTATTTCATCGTTTCGTATGCGTTATGTAATGCATAAGGACGATTTGCCTAAGAAGCACGGCACTGCAATTGAATGGGCTGAAGACACTGTAACGCAGGATAAGGGTGAAGAGTTCTCTCAAAAACATATGGGAGAATACATCGCAGACACTACTACCATGAACGAAGATGAAATGCTGGAACTGTTCGATAAAGATAATGATTATCTTAGAGGATGGGATAAGGATCGCAAGGTTAAATGGATTCGCAGAAATATGACCAAAATGAGTGATTAAAAATGAACGAAATATCTAACCGTCTTGATACTTTAAAAGATGCCAAGGAATATATTGAAAAATTAGAAAACCTCTTGCGTAAAGTGTTTCCAGAAAATTCTGGTCATTACTTTATCTCTAATGAACTTGGAAACAAGGATAACAATGGGCTACCTGATAAAATTGAAATCTGCCCGGCTTATGGATGTGATTTTTCTGTGGTCTATGAAAAAACTGATCGTATAATTGGAGGAATGGGGTTATAAAATATGCCTTATTTTGATTTAAAAAATCGACCAACAATCGAAGCATATCGTTTTCCTGACCGGACAGAGAAACATGATCAAAAATTTGATGGTTTGATTTTCTTTTTAACAAGTTGTGGATTTGACCTTCATAACAATCTTGCTGCTTTTTTATCCATTTATGCAGGAAAATGGATTGTGCGATATAATGATAATACTCCCGAATCATCAGATGATGAGTATTTTATCTATACTGATATTGAATTTAATGCAAAATTCAAATTGTTAGTTAATACTGATTGGCATTAGGTATAATTATGAATACTAAAATTTTTGATGAAACTTTCAAACTTGCAAAATCAGTAGAACCTGTTCGTGGTGCGAGGATTGCCGCAGCTGTGGTACGCAGGGGTAAGATAGTATCTTATGGATACAATCATAAGAAGACGCATCCATTTCAAACTAGATTCTGCAAAAATCCACATGCTGTATTTTTTCATGCAGAAGTTCATGCAATCAAGAATGCACTCAAGTCTGTTGATGTAGAAGACTTGTCTAAGTGCGAACTATATATTGTAAGAGCAAAGAGAAATTCAACAAACAAAAAATGGATTACTGGTATGTCAAAACCGTGTAGTGGATGCCAAAAGTGCATTGACTTATTTGACCTAAAGAGTGTATACTATTCAAAAGAAGGAGAAACGATGTGAGAGTCGAAGTACGAAATAATAATGTAGATAAAGCACTAAAGATTTTAAAGAAGAAACTTACCGAAGATGGCCTTTTTAATGATTTGCGAGAACGAGAGTTTCATATGAGTAAGGGTGAAAAGAAGCGACGTGAACGTGCAGCTGCAGCTCGTCGGCAAAAACGTAATCTTGAAAAACGAATGGATGAACAAGGATATTAAAATGAACTTGAAGGTACATCAAAATCCTTCTACAACGTCAACTCCGCTTAAACATGATCATCCATTAAGTTGGTGGGTTAAGTGGGCAGCGTCACTGATTCTTATCGTGGCAATGATTATGACCACTAACAACCTATATCCCTATAATATGTTTCTACAGTTTTTTGGGGTTTCTGGTTGGTTGTGGGTAGCAATTATGTGGAACGATAGGTCACTCATTGTTGTGAATTCGGTTGCTTGTGCAATCTTTCTCAACGGCATCTTTCAATATTTCCTAAAGGCTTAAAAATGGCAAAAAAGAAAATCACTGCAACCACGGACAATAGTGAGTGGAAAGCGCCTAAGAAACGCAAACCTCGTAAATCTATGACTGATGAGCAGAAAGCAGCTGCATCAGAACGTCTTGCAAAAGCAAGAGCAGTTAGAGCAGAGAAAAACCCAGATTATGGCAAAGCTAGTATTCATGAAAGTCTACGAAACCTTCCTGATGATCATCAGCTAAGTCCTGCTAGGGTTAAAAATTGGATTAATATTCAGAAAGACTTTGCAAAGTCTGAACGTGCTGCTATTAGGCAGAAGACAAAGGGTGCTGAAGCAAAACTTTCTAGCCATGAAGGTTATATTCGCAATATGCAATATTATCTTCGTAGTGGAAATTGGATTGATATGTTCTATGGTGAACATCAACAATCTAAGATTGATAATGTATGTGTTGCTTTGGCATATTACTGGTATGGATCAAAAAAAGGTCAGCCCAAAAGAAATGTAGGAACTTTTTACCCAGATATGGGCTGTACTTATACACAAGAAATGCTTGATGAGGATAGAGGATATGGACGACCAGAAGACACCGCCGAGCAACAACGTAGTGCAGGGCCCGTGGTCCGTAAAAAGCGGCAGAAAAGTAAAGCTTCCTGACACAGATGTTATTGAACTTCATCAAGATATTCAGTTTGCTGAAGAGCTAACTCAAAGCCTGATGGTACAAATGATTCATACGATGAGTGAAAATAGTGTTTCTGTCAGTGAAAAAGATTTCATTCGTGACATGGCCATGATTATTGAGTTGGTAAAGGGTTCTATTTACAGAGATATGGGGATGCATCATCCCACACATAGCTTTGTGGAAGAATTTGTTGGTATTGATGAATCTGATAACACCTTTGAAACTGAAGTTGATTTTAATACTATTACTAAGCTTGCAAATTTAATGGAGAATAATGATGAAGAAGAAAATGACCCCGAAGTTTCATGAACCATTCAGTCCAACAATTCTAGAGACTACAGTGCCACAGAGGTTTGTAGATATCGTTAATGATGTATCTGATGATGTTCTTTCCAGTGAAGAAAAAAGTAAGGAGTGGGATTGGTCAGGCCAACTTGTTGGTAAGGTGAATAAGGAAATTTTAATTCCCCTTACTAGTGAAAAGGACAAGCAATATCTCCTCAAAACTGTAAAACAAGGTTGCCTTGATTATCTGAATCATATGATTCAGAAGGGTAGAAATAATCCTTGGACTCGAATGAACCCTGAGTATTGGAATAAAACCCCTACATTAGATAATATCCATCTAGATCATAGTTGGGTAGTTAGTCAGTATGCTGGGGAGTTTAATCCTTTTCATCACCATAATGGAGATTTTTCTGGTGGTATCTATCTCAAGGTGCCAGAGGGTATGAGCGATGAATGGAACGAAGATTTTAAAGATCATTATCCAGCCAAAGGATTGATTGAATTTGCCTATGGCGAAACACAATCGTTTAGATGTGACAATTTGAAATTCAAACCAGAGGTTGGTAAGTTTTTAGTATTTCCTTCTTGGCTAAAACATCTTGTGTATCCATTCTCTGTAGAAGGTGAACGCCGCATGATGAGCTTCAATGCGTCAGTCGTTGGACAGGGTGTTGCTCCCACTCGCACTTATAAATAGAACGAAAGAATAATTATGATATTAGTTGACATGAACCAAATTTCAGTTGCATCCGTGATGATGCATCTGCACATGACAAAGCAGGCTGCACCCGATGAGGATATGGTTCGCCATATGATTCTGAATTCCCTACGCATGTATCGCATGAGGTTCTGCGATGAGTATGGTGAACTGGTTCTCTGCTATGACTCCAAACACTACTGGCGCAGGGACTATTACCCTGAGTACAAGCACAGTCGTAAGAAGGGTAGAGAAAAATCCACAAATGATTGGGATGCTATCTTTGAAGTGCTGAACGCAGTCAAGGCAGAACTGAAAGAGTTCTTTCCCTACAAACATCTTGAGGTCTATGGTGCAGAGGCAGATGATATCATTGCTGCACTGTGTGGTGAGTTGGAGTTCGACAACGGTAAGACGTTGATCCTGTCAGGAGACAAGGATTTCATTCAGTTGCAAAAGTTTCGTAACGTGACACAATACAGTCCCATCACTAAGAAATTTGTCAATGGTCTTGATCCAGATATTTATCTGAGTGAGCATGTTCTGAAGGGTGACAGCAGTGATGGTATTCCTAACGTGTTATCACCAGATAATACCTTCGTGGATGGACTGCGACAGAAACCTCTGAGCAAGAAGAAAATTCAGGCTATGGTCGAGGGGAATTTTCCTAACGATGAGGTCAAACGAAACTACCAGAGAAACAAGAAACTAATTGATCTAAAAGAATCACCGCCTGAGTTGTATATGGAATGTATTGACGCATACCAAGATTCGCCAGAAGGTGACCGTAGCAAACTACTAAATTATTTTACACAGAAGAGGTTGCGTAACCTCGTTGAATCGATAGGAGAATTTTAATGGCAATCGACACATACACACGCAGTTTTGCTGAAATCTTGACACAGGTTTCTAAGATCAAAACAAAGAAAGAGAAAGTTCAATTTTTGAGGCATTACCAGACTGATGCACTTCGCATGATCTGCAAGTCTTCTTTTGACCCTAAAATTGAATGGGAACTACCAGAAGGTGATGTACCATATCGAACAAATGATGCTCCAGAGGGAACAGATCATACCTTGCTTCAGAAAGAGGTTCGCCGACTGTATCACTTCATCAAGGGGGGAAATCCTGCTCTAAAACAAAACAAGCGTGAGATGATGTTTGTCCAGCTGCTTGAGGGCCTTCATTCCGATGAAGCAGAACTATTGATTGCTGCAAAGAATAAGGCCTTGCATCGTAAGTACAAGGGCCTATCTGATAATGTGGTTAAGGAAGCATTTGATTGGGATGATGATTATATCCGAGTCGAACAAGATCAGTATCCTCAATCAAAAGGGTTGGCATCTGGCTAACTTTTTTTGAGTTTCCTTTAGAATCAATGATTTATCATGTACGATTTTTGTTGACAAACCCTATTTCCTATGTTATTATATATTATAAACTGAGGAAACAACGGAGAGACACCATGAACAACGAAATGAAAACCCTGATTGAGAACATCAAAGCAGACTATGCCGATGTTCGGTACAGTGCTGGTAACAGTGAGATTCGCAAGAAGATGATTGCTGAGTTCAACGAGAAGATTACCTACAAAGTTGGTAATAAGTACATCAAAGTCTTCAACGAAGGTGGTGGTGTTTGGGGTTTTGTTGTCAACACTGATAACGACAAGAAGTTCAAGAAGGGCGACATCCTGAAAGCCGCTGGTTACTCTGTTGCTGCTCGGAACTTTGCCCGTGGTAACATCATTGATGGTGGTTACACTGTTCGTTGGACGGGGGCGTAATTAGTTCTTGACAAACCCTTCTGGGTATGGTAACATAAGATATAATCGAAAAAGGAGACAACTTATGAATTACGTCAATGTTATAGGTTCTACTAAGATGAAACGTGATCTCGTTGAGAGTGCGGTTGTCTTCTGCATCAGTGAGTTAATGCCTCGGATGCGAACTCTTGAGATTGAGGTCAATATCAAAAACCTCAAGAGTGACGGTGTTGCTGGTTGGTGTTACGAAGGTGATGGTAATCGGGACTTCTATATTGATGTTGATAAAAGTCTTACTGGTGCAG